GCGCTGCGCGATGCCATCGAGCCCCATGCCCACATCGTGCGCTGGGGCGACCAGACCACCGACCCCGACACCGGCCTGCGCCGGTACAGCTTCGACGTGAGCTGGCACGTGCTCCGGTAACGACCAGCCCGCCACCCCGAGACCCCTGCCCGCCGCGTGCGGGCTTTTTCATGCCCGCAAGTAGGAGCCACACCCCATGAGTAAGCTGACCCAAGGCACGCACATCTTCTTCGTCGACCCCAACGGGGGCACGCCCAGCGTGGTGCGCCTGAAGAAGGCGACGGCCCTGAACCCCGGCACCGCGCCGGCCACCCAGATCGACGAGACCACGCTGGAAGACCTGCTGTACATGCAGTATCGCGCGGGGCTGCGCGACCCGGGGCAGGGCAGCGTGTCGATCAATGCCGACCCGGCCGAGGCCAGCCATATCACTCTGCATGGCCTGAGCGAGACCAGCCCGCCGCCGACGCTGGAGTGGGCGATTGGCTGGAGCGATGGCACCGAGGAGCCCACCTTCGCGACCGGCGAGTGGAGCCTGCCCAGCACCCGCACCTGGTGCACCTTCAAGGCCTATGTGAGCGACTTTCCGTTCGACTTCCAGGGCAACACCATTGTGACCACCGAGGTGGGCATCCAGCGTGCCGGCGGTCTGGTGTGGACACCCAAGGGGGCGTAAATGGCAGACCTTTCTCTCGACACCCTTCGCCACCAGGGCGCCTTCACCGGCGCCCCGGTCAAGAGGGAGGTGCGCTGGCGGGTCGACGACGAGGAGTTCACCGCCACGGTGTACGTGCGCCGGCTCAGCTACCAGGCGGCGCTATACGACGCCCAGGCCGCCAGCGGCCAGGTGGACAGCATCGCCGGGCGCATCGCCGCCAGCATCTGCGATGCCCAGGGCAAGGCCGTGTTCACGCCGCAGGACATCACCGGCGAGGCCGATCCGGAGCGCGGTGCCCTGCACCGTAATCTCACCCTCGCCCTGCTGGCGGTGATCGGCGAGGTGAATGGCCTGGGAAAGAAGCGGAGCCGCTCAGCGAAGGGGAAGAACTCTGGCACGAGCTCGTCCTCAACGGCATCGGCGGGCGCACCATCGCGGAAGCGCAAGCGCGCCTGAGCTACGCCGAGTATCACCGCTGGGCGGCGTATCGCCGCAAGCGCGGCAGCCTGCACCCCGGTCTGCGTGGTGACCGTGCCACCGGCCTGCTCGCCATGCTCTACATCAACGCCCACAAGAAGAAGGGCGCCCAGCCGACCACGCTCTGGGATCTGCTGCCCTTCGAGGAAGAGCCTCCCATCTCGATGGAAGAGGCGATGAAGACCTGGCACTGATCCTCCACAGGAGACCCCATGGCCACCAATAGCCTCGGCCAGCTGACGCTCGATCTCGTCGCCAAGACGGGCTCATTCGTGGCCGGCATGAACAAGAGCCAGCGCAGCGCCGCCAAGTGGCGCAAGGGCGTGGAGCGCGACCTCAAACGCGTGGGCACCGCCTTTGCCGCTCTGGGCGTGACCGCCGGCGGGGCCCTGGCCGGCGCGGTGGTGCAAACCGCCAATCAGGCCCGCGAGCTGCAGATCCTGGCGCGCCTGAGCGACACCAGCACCCAGCAGTTCCAGAAGATGGCTTACGGTGCCGGCCGCTTCGGCATCGAGCAGGACAAGCTCGCCGACATCCTCAAGGACACCAACGACCGCGTGGGCGATTTCATCGCCACCGGCGGCGGGCCGATGGCCGATTTCTTCGAGAACATCGCCCCGCAGGTGGGCGTCACCGCCGACGAGTTCGCGCGGCTCTCCGGCCCCGAGGCGCTGCAGCTCTACGTCAGCAGCCTGGAGGCGGCCGGCCTCTCGCAGAAGGACATGACCTTCTACATGGAGGCCATCGCCAGTGACGCCACGGCGCTGATCCCGCTGCTGGCCAACAACGGCGAGGAGATGCGCCGCTTGGGCGACGAGGCCGAGCGCACCGGCAACGTGTTCAGCGAGCTGGAGATGGACCAGCTCGAGGCCATCAAGACCAGCATGGACGAGCTCACCGGCGCCGCCACCGGCATGAAGAACGAGATGGTGCTCGAGGCCTTGCCGGCCATCGAGGAGTTCAGCGAGCTGCTGAAAGACCCGCAGACGTTGGAGAGCGCCCGCGCCCTCGGCGAGGCGATCGTCACCGCCATGGGTTGGTCCGCCTCGGCAATCCGCGAAACGGTGGGTGCCGCCCAGGCGCTGGGACGTGAGTTGGGCGTGATCGCCGCGGGTATCGGCGGCCTCGAGCTGGAGGAGCAGAAGCGGCGCATCCTCAGCGCGCTGGATGACCCCGGCGAGCGCCTGCGCTTCTTCGGCCCGGATGGGCTGGTGACCTACTACAGCGAGGACGAGCTGCGCGCCGAACTGGCGCGTATCAACCAGCAGATCGAGCAGAACAAGGCCCGCTACCCGATCGAGATAGAGGGCGGCGCCGACCCCGGCGATGGCCGTTCGATCATGGAAGTGTTCCTGGGCGAGGGGTTGGAGCTGGCCGACAAGGGCTTCGTCCGCGTAGGTGCCGCCGCCGCCGAGGCAGCCAAGGCGCTGGAGGGATTCAACCCCCAGCGCAGCGAGGAGGTGGATGCCATCCTCGAGGCTGCCGGCCCCGGGGCCAGCATCGACGCCGAGGGTCAGATCCGCGACGCCTGGGGCAACACCCTGCCCACTCTGCAACGGCAGCTGGATGCCGAGCTCAAGCGCCAGGTCGACGCCTTCAAGACCGACCAGAACCTCGCCGCCGGTCTGGAGGCCGCCGCCCAGGCCTTCATCGACGGTGCAAGCGAGGCCGTGCGCTCTGCCTGGGCCAGCGTGGAGCCACAAAGCGCCACCGAGGTAGTGGATGGCGTGCTGCCCACCGGTGATCAGGGCAGCGCCCCGATCCGCTGGAGCGACGGCGTGGCCAAGGTGAGCGAGGCCGCTGGCCAGGTGGGTAACGCTGGCGGCGGTACCGGCGGTGGCCGCCACCTGGGCACGCTGACTCTGCAAAGCGAGAAGGGCGGCAGCATCGACGTGCAGGCCAACGACGAGGCGCTCACCCAGTGGCTGGCCGACACCCTTTCCGGCGCGGCCGGTGGCAGCCCATCGAGGTAACCATGAGCATCGACGACATGAAGCACCAGGCGGCGGCCAAGATGCGCGGCCGCGAGGGCAAGGCGTCGCCCAAGGGCATCTCGCCCAGGGCGCTGATCGCGCGGGCCCGCCACCGAGTGGAGGCCAGCCCCGAGGAGCGTCTGCGGCGGCTGGAGATATGCGAGCAGTGCCCGCACGCCATCGTCAGCCGCATCGCCGGGCGCGACGTGGCGCGCTGTGGCGCCTGTGGCTGCCCGCTGTCGACCCGCACGCGGATGAAGTACATCCCTGGCTACGGCGAAGTGCATTGCCCGAAGGGCAAGTGGTGAGCTCGCTGCTGCCGTGGTGAACCTGGTCTATCCTGACAAGCCACCCGCGAGGGATGACACGGAGGCCAGGATGCGGATCATCGTTCTATTGTTGCTGGCGTTGCCTTTGGTGGCCGCCGCGCAGGTCAGGTGCCCGGACGGCTCGTACCGGGATGCCTGCCCGGGGGGTGGCGGGCAGGCGCTGCCGGGCGGCAACCTTTCCACCTATGACGGGCCTTCGCCTTCCATTCAGCTGAACCGCTTGCCGAGCACGCGGCCGGAATCGCGCACGCGCTACGGCGAGGCGGGGACCTCGGCGGGGCCTCGCCAGCCGCGCTCGACGGGTCAACGCGCCCGCTCGGCGGGCCTGACCCGCAACGAGCTGGTGAAGGCGCGTAATCGCGGCATTGTGCTGATGGGCATGGGCGAGCGCGATGTGGTGGACATCATGGGCGAACCTGACCGGGTGGACGATGTGCGCGGGGCTGGCGGTAGCTGCCGGCGCTTGTTCTGGCACCACCGATACGGGGTGGATGTGATCCGCCTGTGCCACAACCAGGTTGACTACATCGACGTGACGACGCGCTGATGGCCGCCACCCCCTGAAACACGCCTGAGCCCCGCTAGCGTGCGGGGCTTTATTATTCTGGGCCCGGCTATGCGCCGGGCTTTTTGCTGCCTGGAGATTGCCCCATGGCCGGATGGAAATGGTACACCGACGCCGCCTGCACCCAAGAGTTCGGCGGCACCCTGACGCTCGTGCACCTGGCGGACCTGAGCGACAACCCGCAGGACGACATCCTGTATTACGCCAACGTGGATGACGACCCGGGCGATAACCAGGTCTATCAGCAGCAGGCGTTGAGCAACCCGGGCACGGACGAGATTACCGTTTCGGTGGTGGATAATGACGTGGGCAGCGGCCATGAGGCCAGTGAGGTGACCTTGGGGCTGACCTCTGCTGCGCTGGATACCAACACCGCCGGCGCATCACTCGAACTGGGTGCGACGCTGCTCTCGGGCGTCAGCGAGGCGGTGGCCGTGCATGTGCGAGTCGAGAATGCCGTGACCAGTGTGGGCACCTCGACCGAGCTGCAACTGTCGATCACCGCCACCGTCGACTCCGAGGTGTAACGATGGCGCTTGCCCAGCCGACCGGGCTGACCGTCCAGGCGCTTGAGCCTTTCGCCACGCTCGAGCAGGAGGTGCGCCGCGAGAATGCCGGCGGCGTGTTCGCCACCCTGGAGCAGTGGACGGGCGGCGCCCACCCGGGGGGCGTGTTCGCCACCCTGGCGCAGCGCACCGGCTACCTGCGTGCCAATGACGGCGGTACGTTCGCCACGCTCGACCAGCGCACCGGCTTCCTGCGCATCAACGCGGGCGGCGTGTTCGTGACGCTGGATCAGTCGGTGGTGTTCCTGCGCGAAAACCCGGGCGGGGTGTTTGCCACGCTGAGCCAGTCGGTACGGCGTGAGCGCGCGGGGGGCCGGGTGGTGCGCCTGCGCCAGACGGTGCTGGGGGTGGCGACAGCGCCGAGCGACCCAGGAGGCGGCGACCCGGGCGAACCGGGCGGTGGTGACGGTGGCGATACGGGCGGCGGCACGTACCCGAGCC